TACAAAGTGGACAGAATTGATGATAATTTTAGTGTCCACCTTAACATTAAGTGGCTTATTCAGTTGCTTGTTCTTACAGGTACGCTTGTGTATTCATACCTTAGTATTGAAACACAACTTAGAAATCTTACAAGAGAGCTTGAGCTTTTATCAGAAAGAGTTATTAAATTAGAGGCGAAGCACGAAGCAGAAATTAAGGAAATAGAGAAGTGGTATAAACAATCACTTGAACTGAATCCTCTTAAATGGGGGCGTAATAAGAAATAAACCGAGGAATGATGGACTTTTTAGCAGTATATTCAGAAGCAGGGATGATAGGCGTAGTCGGAGCTATGTTTGTCTATATGGTATATAGTATGAACAAACGAGCCTCTGAGCAAGCTGAAGCCTTGGAGAAATTAAAGATAGAAAACAGAGGGCAGAGTGAAACACTTGAAAATATGGAAGGGATGGTTATTAAACTTATTGGGCGGTGGAATCAATCAGATGATAAGCTTGATAGAAAATTTGATGCAATCACTAAAGAAATTAACGACCTTGATAATCAAGTTTCTGAAATAAAAGGTAGTTTGAGTAGAGTAAATGGAAAACACTAAACCTATATCAGATAGTAGTTCAATGACAATAAGTCTGCCTATGATTATACAGGCAGTTACATTTGTTGTTATGTTAGTATGGGGCTATAGTCAATTAAATGCTCGTATATCTTTTTTAGAATATCAAGTAGCTATGAATGAAGAGCATATTATAGATATAGAAGAAGATGCAGAAGCTAATCAAGATGCAGAAATACCTGCTGATATTAAACAAAATCAAAGAATTGAATATCTCGAAAGAGAAGTAGAGAGGTTGAGAAACGATGGATAGCTTAAGAGTAACAGGAATGACAACAGGATTAGGCTTTGTATACTGGACTGATATATTATCTGGTATACTTATGTGCGTAATGTTCTCAGTACAAATTTATTACCTATACTTAAAAACCAAAAAGATAAAGGAAAAGTAAATGGACATAAAGAAAATGCTAGTTGCAATGGCAGAATCACAAGCTGACAAGATGAAAGATGAGATGATGGACCATCTTGGTAGCGATGAAATGGCTAAGCATATCGCAACTAAAATCAACGAAAAGATTGACATACCTTTCGTATCAGAAGAAAAAGAACAAATCTTCTTTGAAAAGTGTGTTGATGTAGTGACTGATTTACTAGAAGGCTTATTCAAAGGCAAGTAATTGGATTTTGATAAAGCAGTAGAAGTAATCCTTAAACACGAAGGGGGATATGTTAATGACCCTGTTGACCCGGGAGGTGAGACAAATATGGGCATTAGCAAAAAAGCATATCCCTATCTTAATATTAAGGAGCTTACTAAAAAGGATGCAAAGGACATATACTTTAAAGACTATTGGTTAAAAGGTAAGGTATCTAAACTACCCGAAGAATTAAGAATGATATACTTCGATATGGTAGTTAATATGGGCAGGAGTAGAGCTGTAAAAATATTACAAAAAGCTATTACTGCTAAGGGTGTCAATACTGTAGTTGATGGTGGTATAGGTCCGAAAACAATAAGTAACGCTTTGAAATCTGGTTTAGAGCCAGATAGGTTTCGTAGTTATAGAGTTAAATACTACGCTGACTTAATTAGTAGAAAGCCCAAGTTAGAAAAGTATTGGTTCGGATGGTATCGAAGGGCATTACAGGTATAGATATGTTTAATAACCTTGATATAAAGGGAACAAAAAGGTGGCGTACAGAACCACCAGATTGTTGTCCTTATTGTAACTCTGAAAACACCATTGTTGGAATAGAAGTTCTTTGTGCATACGAAGGACCTTTATTTTGGGAATGCTCTGATTGTGGAGAGAAGTTATTAAGATTTACCAAGAGAACTACTGTTAAGCATTTAAAGAAAACCGAAGAGCTACACATTGACTTAGAAGGGTTAGAATTTATATGCGAACAACCACCAAATTAGATAAGGGTGTAATTAAACGTGGAATCATCACACCAGACAAACATTTTCCATTGCACGATGCAAAAGCTGTCGATGTGGTCTGCCAAGCGATTCAAATCGTTAAGCCAGACTTTTACGTTGACCTCGGCGACTCTGGAGAATTTAGTAGCGTTTCACACTGGCAATGGAAGAAACGCAAGCGTCCTCCGTTGGAGTATCAACTTCCGAGAGTATATGAAGACATCGGAAATGTTAATGCAGGTATGGATATTATTGACGAAGCTCTTGATAAGGTACGATGTAAAGAGAAATATTTCATCGAAGGGAACCACGAACAATGGCTTAACTCCTTTGCTGAAGAAAACCCCTATCTACAAGGTCTTACGGTCCCAGACGCAATGCTACTTAAACAACGTGGTTTTGAATACTACCCAAATGGAAAGTACCTCAAGTTAGGAAATCTATGGTTTTATCACGGGAATCACTACGGAGGAGTTGCACACGCAAGGAATCACTTATTAAAACTAGGTGCAAATATAATCTATGGACATCACCACGATTTACAAATGCACAGCGTAACACACATAGACGGACCCAAGAGTGCTTGGAGTCTAGGATGTTTAAAGGATATGTCGGATGAAGCTAACGGATGGTTGGGAAATCGCAAAACAAATTGGCAACACGCTTTTGCTGTGGTTGATTTCTTTGCCAATGGAAATTTTACTGTTCACGTTGTTAATATTATTGACGGGCGGACTTCATTGTGGGGTAAGGAATTAAATGCCAAAGTCTAGTTATGAAATAAAAGACTTTAGTGCTGGAATAATGTCCAACCCTTCTGATGAAAGAGATATTCCAGAAGGTGCCGCTTCTGTATCATTAAATATAGACCCTGAACATACAGGAAGTCTTAGGGCTATAACTAAAGATATGGAGCTAAAGAAATCTGGATTCCTAAATAGTTTTGTATTACAAAGCTATACTCAAGGAACTACTACAGTTACACAGGGTTCTGCACAGAATCAAGGTCCAGCCTATAATCCACCCGGTCCACCAGCGAGTCCCTAGTGGCACTTTGGAACAAAAACTGGGCACAAATATCTGGTACTTATACAGGTACTACAGATAAGAATTATAAAGTTAAGATAACTAATAATAGTAGTTTTGCTTTTAAATGGGCTTCTAAGGATATAGATAGCCAAACTTGGAGTGCTTGGACTGATGTAACTAGTGTATCACTTAATACCGACTATACTTTAGATAATGGAATAAAAGTTAAGTTTATTAGAAATACAGTTGGTCAATATCAAGTTAACGATAAGTGGATATGGAATGTATATGCTAACCTTCAATTAGAAGCAACAACTAGTAATTTCAATAGACTTATTAGACTTGAAGAAGGCTCTAAGGACCATTTAATTGCGTTAAATAGTGGCACTGGGCAGACTGCAATAATAAGAAACTATGAATCTACTTCCCCTCAAATTTCTACAACTTCTAGTATACCAGTTAATTCAAGCTATGATTATGTTGTTAATAATAAGTTAGCTTATGTAGGGACAGGTAAATCAAATAAATCTCAAGTTATAGGTTTTGATAAGACAGCCGGGTTTGGAGAATCAGATGCTGAAAGTTCTTTTATTGCAGAAAATTCATATGACCAGTTAAATATTATAGGAACTAGTAGTGCTGTATTTGACGAATCAGTAGTGCTTAGAGGTAATGCTGGTAGTTATGATGACCCAGACCTTTTAATAGGCTTTGATTTTAGTTCAAAAGATTTAAAGTCTTGGAATAGGTCAACAATGGAAACATATGGTATAAGTTTAACCACACAACCTATAGCTATCCGTGATAACCCTGCACAAAACGCATCTGGTAGAACAAATGGTATTGCTATATTATGTGAACCAGAGGAATCAGGCACTATAAATTGTTTACATTTATATACTATTGGAGATTCTGGAAATGCTTTTACTAGAACTAGAACTATACATTTATCTGCTCCTGATGATAATGATAATATTGCAAATTACGCTGATTCTGATGATGCTGGGGGTAACTGGGTAGACTTTTTAATTGTATCTACAAAAGCAGATGTAACAGATTCTGGAGAAGATTATCACTTAATATTAAGTACAGGTGGAAGAAAGCACGAAGTATTACCACAATGGCACACACATAGTGGAGATAATCATTATTATGATGGCTATATATATAAGTTAGAAAACATTGATGATAAAAACGATAATGATACAATAGCAGGAAGTGCTTATGTAAACATAACACCTTTGCACGACCATACTGGTTTAGCTAGTGAACAATTTGGTCAGTATAATAGAAATTTTGCTTTTGGAAGTTGGGATGAGACATACACAAGTACACAGCTTTTAAGAGACGGCAGTTGGCACGCCCACTTTATACAAAAAACAAATTTAGCATTAATGGGTTATGATTATAATGGCGAGAATCCAATAATAGGTATTACTGTAAAGTTTGAACCATTACAAATGTTGCAAACAAGCACAGGCAGTAGTTCGGTAGTCACACATCGAATAAAGAATGTATGCTTTGATGGAGCGAAATTTTGGTATTGGATATGGGCAACTTGGTTAATCCCAGTTAGTGTTACAGGTCGTAAAGGTCACCCAATTATGCCTCATTATAGAGATTGGGGACAAGCGGCGGCTGATAAATATCACGGACATTTAGAAGGTCCAAATACAGGTGATGGTATGAGGCTTTGTTATGACTCACTAGGTGGTTCTTGGCAAGCGGCTTTTCTTTGGTATATGGGTAATACTGGATTTTTAGAACTCACTATGGAGGGAGCTGGTGTTGACCAACCTATCCCATCTGCTGAACCTTTATATGCAAAAGGTGGTGGTTATTATGATGGTAGAAAATGGGGTTCTTTTGGTTCTGCGTCTCAACATTCTGCTACTTCAAATGGAGGCACAATAGGTAAAGGACAAAGAATTGGATTTTATTATTTAAGGAATAGAGTTGTAGATGGTCAGACCAGAGGTACATTAAAAATGATACATTCTTGGCAAGATACAAGACCTTATGACCATTGGGGTGGTGGTGGCTACACTAGTGAAGGCAACATATTTCTTTTTCCACATAGCTATGGAACACTAGCTACTGATTTTAGTAACTACTCTACAATGTTAAGTGAGGGAAACTATACAAATGTAAAACAAATGTCTTTTCCTGAATTAAATACACCTGTTATTCCAGATTCAAGATATTTAGTTGATGTAAGTACAGGTGCAGATTGGACTCAAATAACAGACAATAGCGAGTATTTACAAGTAACATCTAAAAATGATGCTCAGAATTTCTTTAAAAGTGTTGGTATAGAACATAGTTATAATACAAATGAGACAAATGATATTGGTGCAAATGTGCCTTGGTTAACTATGACAGTAACAGCTTTAACAGAGAGTTGGGTTGGACCCTTAATAGATAAAAGTTTTTATAAATGCTCATTACTTTATGATGGATTTCAAGAAACAGCTTTAGTTCCAGTAGTAGAAACAAGAGTTGATGCAAGTACAATAACAACTCAAACTAAAATTGTAATTAAAATTGATGAGACTGTTGCATTAAGTAAAAGAATATCTGCTATTGTTTTGTACAGAGCTGATGATTCAAAGCACGATGCTACTGACCCCGAAGGATTATACAGATATGTAAAAGAAGTAAAGCTTAGTAAGTTTAGCTTAGTTGGTGGATTCTGGGAAGCTATTGTAGCTGACGATGGTACCGTAGGAGCTTCATATGAGGCTAATAACGGCATTTCTGAGACACTAGGTGGGTTAGGAGTCGACTACGGAATAAACTGCACAGCAAACGGATATATGTTTGTAGGTCAACCTTTTCACGAAGAATTTGATGACTCTGATAATATAATCTTTAGGTCTCAACCGGGTAAGTATTCTATGTTTGACTGGTCAAAAGATTTTATTCAATTAAAGTTTGTACCTACTGCATTAGCCGGATTTATGGGTAAGTTATTTGTGTATGGTAAAAGTCAACTAGCTATTGTTAATCCAGAAACACTTGTTATTGAAGATGAAGTAGATGGAATAGGTTGCATAGGTCCTAAATCAGTATACTTAACATCTACAGGATTATACTGGTTTGATTTAAAGAATATTTATAACGCATCACCAAAAGTTCAGAAGATAGCTACAAACATACAAACAGTAGATACTTACGGATGGGCTAATTTAAGTACTGAAGTTAAAAGAAATGCTGTTGCTGGTTATGATGCTGTCAAGCAATCTTTTCAAATATATTTTACATTAGGAAGTGAAAATAGATGTTGGAACTTTTATGAACCTCTTAGGAGATGGGATTTATGGGAAACTCCTTATGAAGTACTTGATTCTGTTATAGGTGAAGATGGTAAGCCAGTCTTATTATGTAAAGATGGTAGAATTGTAAAGTATACTGCTGGTTCACAAAAAAGGAATTGGTCTTGGGAATCTAAAAAGATGACCTTAGGAGACGGAACTAATTATAAAAAAGTTAGAGTATTAAAGATAGATGTTGATGGTATGAATAGAACTAATCATACTTTACAATATGAATCAGATACTAACGGAAGTTATCAAGATGGTACTGATGTAAGCAATAGTTATCAAAAAGACGGAACAAGCTGGAAAGGAACTGCTAAAAAATTAGCAAGTGCTGATTCTAAATTGAGATGGATAAAAGCAAAGATAACAGGTGAAAACTCCGGTGATAGTAATAATAGGACACATAATCTAGGTATAGTATTTAAACCAAAGAGTCCAAAGTAATGAGAAAAATTTCAAACAGGAAAGCTACTAAAAGCGTTGGTTCAAGGACCAATATTTACAGTGATAGTTCAGAGATGACGCAATCTGACCTACAAAGAACTGTAGATGGAATAGCTGAAAAAGTAGATACAGAAACAGGTAGGGTAGAAAGTGACAGCTCTAAGGGAGCAGAAGGTTCTGTTAGGGCTGTCAAAGAAAAGAATGAATGGTATCTTGAGGTAAAGACATCTGACGGGTGGATAAAAAGCCAAGAAGGTGCTTTTAAAATCAAAGATAAGAATGGTTGATGAATAAATCAAGTATATTTATATTTAACAGAAGAATAAGGTGACATTATGGGATTTTTCCAAAACTTACTAGGTACAAATCAAAAGTATAGCACTGCTAATGTAGCAAGTGACTATAATGCGGCGTATAAACCAGCTATGGATGCCGCTAAACAAGTTGGAGACCTCGGTCAAGATTTACTTGACCCTAACTCTCAATTTAATCTTAATAAAAAAGCTACCATCAATGCTCAAGGGCAAGATGCCGCCGCTGAAGCAAATCGAAAAGCAGAAAGACTTGTAGCTATGGGTGGAGGAGCACCTGCCGCCGCAATAGCCGCTCAAAATACTTCTAATGTAAATAAAACTATAGATGCTTCTAACCAAGCTTTTAATGATTTTGTATCAGGAAGTTTTGATAAAGGTGTTGGTATGATAACTAGCTCTGCTAACAATATAACCTCAATGAAAGAGAATAAAATGAATGCTATCAATGCACAAAGAGATAGGAACAATCAAATAGACAGTGCCGCCGCTGGTGCAATAGCTAACTTTGGTGGACAAGCATTAGAACAATTTGTTCCCGGATTATCTTTCTTTTCACAAGAGGGTGGTGAAGTACCTTATTATTTTAATCAGGGTGGCTTTATATCAAGATTGTTAGGTAAAAAATCTATGCAACCTATGCCTAGTCAAGAAGAAATAGACGCTATGAAAGGTTATGAATCAATGGATAATTATCATTATCAAGATATGAGAAGACCTATTCACAGAATGGACAGTGACCCTGAAAGATTACCTGTACCAATAGCACAAGATTATGAACCTCATAGAATAAGAGGGGATGAAGAATCTTATAACCCAAAAGAAGATACTAGATTGCAATCTGATGGTACACTTTATAATCAGAAAGAAGAAGAATGGCAGGCTCTGAAAGAAGACATCCTAAGAAATGCAGGACCTGCGAGAAGACATAGAGAATTACCTGTTAATAAACAAAGTGGAGGTATGATATCTCAAGTAATGGGACCTAAGGGACCTATGACTATACCTACTAGACTAGGAGGATATCAGTTTGGGAAGTAAATATTCCCCACTACCCGGTGATGTAATAGATGCTAAGTTAGAACCGGGAGAATATGTTCTAAATAGAAACGCTGTTAATGCAATAGGCAAAGAAAAGCTTGATGAAATTAACTACGAAGAAGAACCTAGATTTCAAGAAGGTGGACCAGCTAGAAGAGGCACTATAGGTACACCTAATATTCCAAAGATAATGAAGAAAAAACTTGCTCAAATACAGCAAGAAAAAGAATATCGTGCCGTTTTAAAAAGAAGAGTACCTCCTGAATCTTATGATGACCATATCAAGCTTAGAGAAAAAGAAGGTATGTTGATGACTATAGAAGAACAAATGGAAGTTCTTGATTACTTTGCTAAGCTAAGAGGTATGCCACAAAGAGGTTCAAAGCCAGAAATGAATGAAGGTGGCTCTATTATGGATAGACTTGATGCTCAAAGACAGTTTAATCAATATCAATATGATAATCCGTCTATTATGTTTAAAGATAACTCACTCTTTGCAAGGATGAGTAGGAAAGAGGAAAATGACGATATAGCACTTAGACAAGCAACTAATGCAAGAATTAAGCAGTATCACGATGAAGTAAAAGCTATAGAGCAAAGAGCAAAGTTAAGAAAACTTAAGATGGAAAATGCTTTATATGGTCCTGAACCACTTGATATTAGAAAACAAGATTATAGTGTTAATCTTCAAGACATAAAGCCTCTTGAATATAGTGGACCAGAATTTAATGCTGATGATTTTAACCAAATGCTTGGTTCTAAAAGTGTCTTACATAAATTTGCAGAAAGACACGATATGCTTGATTCATCAGGTAGAAATCCTTTCTTTGATAAAGATTATGGTAAGGTAAAAGGTATAGATTATAAAAACTGGGAAATGCCTAAGAATAGAAAGCTTACTCCTGCTGAGCAATTAGCGGCAACTATGAAGAACGCTAAGGATGAGAAGTTTAACACCTTATTAGATGATAGCAGTCCTGCTGTAAAACAAATTCTTAAAGACAATCCTTTTCTAAAGCAAGAACATTTAAGAAGAAAAGATGCTAGATTAGCAATGGTTGAAAAAGAACGCCAAAAAACTTCTGCTGAAATAGCAAGTGAGTATTCTCCTTATGCTATGCACAATATGGATATTCAAAAAGAACTTGTTGGTGACCCTAATGACCCTAGTGATGACTATGGTAGCAGTATGGCTGATGCTATAAAAAGAGGGAAAGAAAGGGATGAGTTATATTGGCAGAATAAAGATATAGAAATGATGAATCCGGGTACAGCTCCAGCTTATCTTATGAAAGATAGAAATGACCCGACCGGAGAGAAGTACATTAGAACTCACGATGAAGAAGTTTATAAGAAATACAGAGCTGAAGGTCGAAGAATAGAGAAAGAACGTATGGCAGATATGCGTCACTCTAATGTTATTAAGGAAAGAGCTTTAAGAAAGAATGCGATGTCTAAGGACCCTAAGCTTAGAAAAGAATATCAAGAAGTTAATCGAGCATTGAAATCTGGAGACAAGGGTATAAGATTAGGAAGTAAAAAGAAGTACAAAGAAGAGACTGAAAAACTTAAAGATATTAAGGCAGTTAAAGCAGTAGTACCTAAATTACCAGAAGGAAAGAAGAGTATGTGGAGAGAATTTATCAAAGGTGGCGACCAAGGTAGACATAAAAAGAGTAGGGATATACTAGAAAAATATGTTTATCAAAGAGGTGGTAAAGTAAGATATTATAATACTGGTGCTTTTGTTCAGCCTTTAATAGAGCAAAATGAAGGTGGTCCTGACCCGATGTCTATAAGAAGACAAGAATTAAGTATTGACTTACCAGAACCAGCAATGGTCAAAGCAAAGGGAATAAATACTGAACAAGGTTTAGACGATATAGGAATGTCAATGCTTAGTAAAGGAGAACTCGCCGCTCGTGGAGGCTCTAGAGCTATAGCAAATGCCGCTAAAGGCAGATATGGTAGAGGATTTACATCTGGTAAGAATCAAGCTATGGAAGAGATAGCTAGTAAAATGCAATGGGGTGACAAAAATTGGGATGATATGTCCAGAGAAGAGCAGATAGAAGCTAGTAAGCAAGTAAGAGATACTGGCGTAGGTATGGACAAGTATCAAAAAGCTAGAATGTGGGGACGAGGAGTTACACAAGCTGGTAACCAAATTGGTGAAGATTTATTAACAGCAGGTAAAGGTGCGATAGGAGCTGTCGGGGTAGGAGCGGCAGGTCTCTACAAAGGTGCAGGTGCACTTTATGAAGGTGCTGGTAAGGCATATAAAGGTGCTAAAGAATGGTTGGGAGATGATACAGGTCACGCAGATATGATGGATGTTATGGCAGGCGAGGCGAGAGGTTCTAATAGACAGAGAGTTGGTAAGGGACTTAGCTTTTTAGGAACTGGTCTTAGACAACTTTCTTCAATGCACGGATATGACCCGGGTGATGGTTTTAATCAATGGAAAAAGAAAGATGAAGACCCCGGTAAACTTTTAGATGCAGATGAACAACAAGAACAAGAAACAGTAACTGAAGAAACTCCGGGAGAAGTTAAAGAGAATGTACAGTTAGAAGACTTAGGACTTTCTACTCCGAAAGAAGTAAGACCAGAAGTTTCAGGCTTTGAAGAAAGTTATGAAGAAGGAGACCCATACGGAGAAAATAAAGGTTATGATGATTTATTCGGCTTCCAACACGGAGGACACGTTCCAATGGATAGCTTTATAAGACACAGTTGGAGAAATATGCAATGGAAATAGCACCACTTAGACTTACAAGAGTACAATACAACCCAATGGATGGGAAGGAGACTAATGTTGCTGATAACATAAGAAAGTCTGCTGAAGCAAAGTTTACCCGTCAGATGCGTGAGTATAATAAGAAGAAGATGGAACGGGAGGAAGAAAACTTTAAGCTAAGTAAGAGAACAGAAAACTTTGTATTCTCTAATTACCCAAGTAGTAAAGTTCAAGGAGAATTTGGAGAAGCTGTTAATAACTTAAGGTTTGGTCCGGGTTCTAAGAGTAAGTGGAGAGACAAGTGGAAGAAGTCTGTTGGTGGTAATATGCAAGGATTTGAAGCTTGGTTCAACTCTTCAAAGACATCTGAATTAAAAGGTATACAAAGAACTTTAGTTAGGGACCCATCTGCATTTTTAACAGATGAATCTTGGACTAACCATATTAACGATATTGTTAATAATATGGACCCTGCTCAAAGAAGAATGATGATAGGGCATTTTGGAGATGACCCTAGTACAATGAATATATTTAATAGTGTTTATCAGCCGTCTAAAGACAGGACTATAGACACTATGATACAACATTTTAAAGATGACCCACTTATTTATGGTACTTTAGGAACTGCCGCTACACTATTCGGTGGTTTTATGTTAGCAAGTAAAGGAAGATACAAGGAGTTAGGTGGTTGGATAAAGAGTAAAGCTGGTATCATTAGTAAAGATGCTAAGCTTGATATACCTACTGACTTAAGAAGGTCTTTCATAAATGCTAAAGATTATACTGAAGACCAGATGCAAAAGATGTTAGATAGAGGTCTTATTAATAAGGCACAATTAAAAGCATTAAAGAATGGAGATTCTGTAGTACCTGATGCTTTCTTTAGAGGAGGTAAGGGTAAAGTAGGAGAACAGATAGGCTTATTTGATGAAGCTGTTGGTAACGGACCTAAAACTGTAAGGTTTATGAGAACAGATGTTACTAAGCTTGTTAAAGATGGCGTTATTAATCAGAGCCAAGGTGACCAGTTAATGGGCATCATAGAAGATATGGCTAAAAAAGGTGATACAATTAGTCCTCGCACATTAATGGAAAAGATGCAAGGGAAAAAGTTCGCTGGATTAAGGGAAGTTCTCGAGACAAAAAAGGATTATATCCCAGGATTTGGACCACTTAAAAACCCATCACTCTTTAAAGGAATGCTATGGGCTGGTGGTTTATATAAAGGTGGAGAATTTTTAGCTGAGTCAGCAGGTTTAGGAGAGACAGGACAGACTATAACAGGTATGGGTATGTCTCATTTAGCTCCAACAATGCCTGCAATGACCAGTAAGATTAAAGATGTCGTTGATAGAAAAGGCATTGGATTTTTAGTTAAAAAACTTTCTGAAGCTGGTAGTTGGAAACTAGCCGCTAAGGTTGCATCAAAAGGATTAGTTGGTGGACCTATAGGTTGGGGACTCGCCGCTTGGGATATTTACACAATAGGTTCTTTATTACTTAGAGATTCGGAGTAAAACTTGGCACAGCCAAAGGAATGGTCCCCGAAAATGGACGAACAGAGTATTCGTTCTATAATAGACCAATATAACACAGCACCTCAATTATTCGATAATAGGGAAGATGATTTAGAATCCCTAGAAGAGCACGCCTCATATTATAGAATACCATTTGCAAAACAACAGCAACATCAAGATGCACTTATTATTAGTATGCTTAAAGAAGCTGGTAAGGGTTTTGCTGAAGGTTTTACAACATTACCATTGGCTGGTAAGGCTAGTCCCAAAAACACTTGGGAAGGGATTGCTAATAACTTAGGACACCTTGCAGGTTTTGTAGGTTATCTCCCCGGTGGAAGAGCATTTAAACGACTAGGTATATTAAAAAGGTATACTGAAGTAGCTGATAATCTTAGAGGTGTTAGTGTCCCTATGGGAATTGCTAATGTTGTTCAAGGTAAAGCTAGAAAAGCAATAGAACCAATATTAAAAGACCTACCTGATTTTGCAAAGTCTCCTATATTTAGTGATATGGCAAGTGGGGCTTTCCATTTAGGTACTGCTAGTGCTGTTTCAAGTTGGACTCACGGAGTAGACGAGATGATGAATGCGGCTGGATTTGGTGGTATCGCAGGTGGTGCTTTTAGATTTATAGGTAATATGAAAGGCTTTGGTAAAAGAATAGAGCCAAAACAAATGAAGCCAAATGGCAGCCCTGATTTTTCAAAACTAGAAGACGGACAGAAGTTTGATTTATTTATGAGAACTACTGCTGGTGCTATGTTTCAAGGACTACCATCTAGTGTACAAGGAGCTACCACAGAAGAACAAGTTTATGCTTATGCAATGGGTGCTTTCTTTGGATTTAAAGAAGTACCTTATCAGACTAGAACAAGTAGAGAGTTCTTAGCTGATACAATGAAAAAAGATACAGGTCCAGACCCAGAGTTAAATCCTAAATGGGACACACTTACTACTGAAATGAAGGACATTGTAAAGAGAGATTTTAGACAAACATTCCGATACAACGAAGATGGACCAAGCGAAACATCGCATATGTTGTATGACTTCTTTAAAGGGAAACTTAATCTTGAAAACATTGATGAAATGGGTAGAGGGTTTAGGGAGAACTATGTAGTAGATGAAGTCACTGGAGAAGTGAGAGCTAGGTTTGATAAAAGAGAGATGGAGGACTACCAGAAAGAATATAAGAAAGATAAAAGTAGTCAAGATTCTCAAGATATGGATATGCACTTTTCAGATGTTGCAGATGTACCGGGTACATTGATAGGTAAAGGTGGATATGTAGATAACTTATTTAAAGACATAGGCTCATACGAAAGAATAGGAATATCAACTGAAATAAATAAAGCTTGGGAAGGATTACATATAAATGGAAAACCAGCACCGGGAGCAGAGCAAAAGATTATTGAATTTATTGAGAGTTCGTCTTGGGGAAGAGCACTTAATGAGAAGGAAAAATCTTGGTGGAGACGATGGGCAGAGACGACAAGAAAGAAGGAGTTCGTTGAGCAAATTAATATTGTTGACACGGAAATCTCTATTCAAAAAGGAATTACCAACGCTCTGGGCAATCGCAAAGAACTTAAACAAGAACCTCTTATTATTGAAGAGCTATGGAAACAAGAAGTTTGGAGAACTACAAGAGAAAAAATAAAAGAGAACAACAGTAAGAATGAGTTTCCAGATAATAAATTCTTAAGAGTACTTGATGAAATAATATATAATGGTAAAGCTTATGATTTAAGTAGAGCTGAAGAAGGTATTGCAAGAGAACATACTAGAGTATTAGCTAAAGAAGATAAAAAGCAATACTGGGAATACCAGAAAGAAGGAAAAGCTTACGCTAAAGGCTATATTAAAAATAGGATGAGTGAGTTAGTTAATAAGATGTATGAGGCTGGCTATTACTATTTTGGTGGTAAGGGTGACGCTAAAAAGATGTACTTCGTAAAATTACATCCATCTATTGCTAAGACAACTAACACAAAAGATGGCTCTAGAAAAGGTATGGCTACTAGATACCTTAAGAAAATTAATAAGGTTATAGATAATTTCTTAAAGAACTCTGACCCTGCTAAATATCCTAATAGAAAGAAAGCACAGTATGTTTATAACGAATCTTTAAAGAAGTTTAAGGAGACATACCCTAAAGCAAAGAACCCTGAAAAACAATTCAGGCAAATGTTTGTTTCTAATGTTCTTTATGATATACAGAACAATGGATTAAGTGTTAGGAATAAAGATTTTATAAAGAATTTTGAGAAAGTACTAGGGGATGGATTTATAAACGACCCTAGAGGATTTAATAAAAGACAGCAGATATGGTTTAATACTGGTTATTCTGCTGACCCAGTTAATGTAGCAAGGTTATTAAAAACTAAAGGTTTAACATTAGAAAAAGATGCAGACGGCAATGATTCTTTTAGAGTTATTGTTTTTAATGATGCTAGTAATAAAAAGATTGCTACAAAAGAAGGTGCTATGCCTCTGTTTGCTAAGGCAAGTGAATACACAGAAGCTACAGATGGAGCTATCATTGGAAGAAATAGCGTAGTTGATGCTTTAAACTTTGATAAAGGTATGCCTACGGAGGGAAAGATGAACAAGTCTTTCATTGTAGAGCCTTATGTAAATAACCCAGAATACGGGGCTTTATTAGGTAAATACGCTATTCATATTCCTAGTCCAGAATTAGCTCAATTTATGAAAAAGAATAAGATTCAAATGGTTATGCCTTTATCAGCAGTAAAACAAACCGGGGGACGGGAAGTTGGTAATTTAAAATTTGGTAAAGGTAATAAAATAGAATTTGAAGGTAAGTCTTTCCTACTGCCTGTTAAAGCTTTTAGAACTGTAATGACAGAGATAACTGCTAAGAAGTTTTTAAACCCTCAAAGAATGCCTAAGCAAATGTCTTCTGTATTAAGTGAATATGGATATAGCAACATAGATAGAAAAGCTATGAAAGATATGCAAGATACTCTAACACTTAAAGCTACTCAGGGTACACCTGAAGGTCAAGAAGCATTAGATTCTTATTATAGAAATAAGAGCCCAGAGAATATGACCAATGTTCTTAATAATTTAGAGAATCTTCCATTAGAAAAGGTATTTGAGATAGTTAAAAGTAAGGATGACCCTAGACTTGCACAAAAAGTTTATGAAGAAATACTAAGAGTTGATGCTGAACAAATGAAAATGTTAGCCGAAGAAGGCGAAATGAATAGAGAGCAGTATGAACAGGTAATTAAAAACACTATTGATTATGAAAGTATTTTAGAAAGAATAAGTTCAGTTTATCCAGATGGTACAGTTGCGGCTTACTTACATAAGTTTTCCCGTGATTACAGAATGCAAGCAATGCGTAATTATGTGGTCCATAAATTTACTAGACCACAGTTAGATAATAGTGCGTCTGCAAGAATGAGACCTTATGAATTAGGGTTCCAGAAAAAGAATAAAAACAGAGACGATACAACTATACTCAATACAGATGATGGTCAAAAGGTTTTCTTTTTAGACGAAGGATTTAGGGACCTTAAAATATACGACCCTATCTTTGGTAAAAGAGGTATGATAACATTAGGTGAGTTGTGGACTAAAAGAAATGAATACTTAGGTAAGGATGCAACACCTGCTATTAGAAGTCAAGTAAAAGAAATACTTAATGCTATGGTAATGCGTGTACCTATGGATTCAATAAGTGGTGCTCATAAGCTAGAGTTTAAAGGTTTTACTGGCGTAGAAGGTTATGGTTCTTTACTACACCCTAGAACTATGAGAGCGTTAGGTGGTGCTGATTTAGATGGTGACAAAGCTACTATATTCTTTGGTGGTGAAGCTAGAGGATTTAGGAAATCTTGGAAGGAAATGTACCATAAGAATAAAGATGAGTATGTTAATTGGGATGGAACTAAAGGTTCTCCTAAACCTAATGTTGTAAGAATTATATCCGGTTTTCAAACTGGAGCTGACATAGCAGGTAATCAAGTCGCAAAAGAATTGGGACTAGAAACTGGTGGAACTGCACCTAAGGGATTTAGGACTGATGATGGTTTAAAGCCAGAGTACAGAAATATGTATGGTGGAATTGAAATATCTAATAGACAGACAAAGAATTATGATGGTAGAGAATCTACATATGGTCCTAGAACAGAACAGAATGTATTAAACTCTGATGGTACTGTTATATTTGGAAACTTAAATAGCCCGGGAAGTAAGTTAACTCATTTCTTAGCTAATAAACACGGAAAGTTTGTACTATTAAACCCAACTGCTAGAGAACTTAATGCTTGGCTAAATACAAATGGCATTAAAACTTTAAATGTTGCTGGTAATAGAGAAAGAAGTAAGCCCGGAATTAATAAGAAAGTTAAAGAGATACTTAGGGAAGGCTTAGGTGAATTTAAAGGTAAAGAAGGTGGAGTCCCTGTTGAACAGCATAATAAAAATGAGATAGACCCTTATACTGGTAACTCATATGCCTCAGCTATAGCCGAAAGAGACCCTAAGTTTATTGAGAATATGGAACATCTTATGAACCAATACTCTCCATACTGGCGTCAATACATTAGTCAACAAACATTTTCAGGAAGAGACAATTTAGGTGTTGCAGTTGTGCAAAGAGCTAGTGTTCTAGGAGCTTATAATATGGTAAGGAATGCTCAAAGTGGACCAGATGCTCCAAAAATTAGTAAAGAAGTATATGAACCTTATTTTGATAGTAAGGGAAATAAGAAACATTATGTAAGCGAAGATACTGTGGGCGAAGGAGCCTATGGTACACCACTTGCTTATAAGGACCCTGTTACAGGACAATACTCACAGAAAAGAGTTGTGTTTACAACTAAGAATGGTGAACAAGATTTAAAGAGATTTAGAGAAATGGCTAGAGCTATGATTGCTATTGGTTCTGACCCTATGGATGAAGCTAAAGTTAATGGTGGTTTAATACCTAAAAAGATTTTTGATACTCTATTTGATGTAAAGATATACAATACAAAAGGTAAGAATGGTGCTATAAGCAGTTTAAATAAGAAGCTTACTCAAAAATATATGCAAGACACTAATACTTTTGAAGGTCACGTTAAGTGGGTTAATAGAGTGATGCAAAAAGGACCTCAATCAATGTTTAATAATGTTAATAGGGTTCTTTATAGTAGAAATTATTCAGAAAATAGAAGATATAGTTTTTCTGAAATACAACAAGGTGTTCGTTCTATGGACTGGTTACCAGAGAATGTAAGAACAACATTCTTACCTAGAATAGCAAAAGAAATACAAGGAGTTGATTGGTCTGATGGTTTATTTACTCGTATGGATTTTAAAGCACTAAGAAAGGTTTATGATTCCAATCAAAAGAGTATAGTAGAATTAGATGCTTTAAAAGAGGTTATGGGTAGAGATACTTTAAATACACCTATGTCTAAACTAATTAAGATGGTATTTGATGAAAGACTTTATGATGCTACAACAAGAAGAAATCTTTCTAAGAATACTGAGGGAGCTATAAGAGACTTTGAAAACCTTGTTAATCAAAGATACACTAGAAAAAAAGACGGAGAATCCGTTAAGGTAGTTGGGTTAAGTGTTCCTGATAATAAAAAGGTTAGCGACCCTAGATATAAAGAAGCCTATTTAGAGAATTTAGTATTAAAAGCAGAAGACTTTATGATAAACGACTTAAGTGATATGGCGTCTCTTAAAGTAGTTGCTGATGTAATAAGAAAACATAACATTCCTGATGAAAGATTTAAGTATATACACGAAAATGCTGATAAGATTAAATCTATGGCAAAGAATTTCTATAATGAGAGGAATAGATTAGACAGGGAACTTGTTAGTTCTTTAGAAAACTGGATGAACCAGAAGTATGGTAATAAAGATATACCATTCCCTTTAAAAGATTTTATAGAAGGGACTTTAAAAGAACCTGCCGCTCGAGAAAAGACAAGTGCAGTTAACGATGCTGTTAAGACAGATACACTTATTAGAACTTTTAAGGGACAATTAAAAAAGAAAAGTGAAAAAGACTTATTCGATGTTCTTTATATGGGTACTTACCCTAAGGGTAATCAAAAAAGACTTAATGCTTTATTAAAACTACCTAAAGAAGTTCAGGCTTTCCCTGATATTGCTAGTGCAATTAAGTATCTACAGGGTGCAAAGATTAAAACTTCGTTACTTAGAGAAGGATTAAGGTCAAAAGAGATAGACCCTGCTAACCTAAAGACATTTTTTAATGAGTACGATAACTTATTAAAGAAGGGTTCTAAAGGTTTAGATGCTAAAGCTGAAGAAAAACTATTAAAAGAAACTGAAACCAAGGAACCTTTAAAAAGCATAATGGATGAAAAAGGTAATATGGTTGAGAATGAGTTTATTAACATTAATAACATAGGCGATAAGAACGAGATAAAGTATCTTGATGAGGTACTACCTTTTGAAAATCTATACGCTGGTAAAGTAAAAGACCCAGAACTTAGACGCTTAAGAAAAAGTTTAGATGACCATATGGACCATTATCACAACCTTGATGTTGTAAATCTTAATGGTTTCTTTAGAGGTATTTTTCATAAAGATATTAACAGAGCTAATAAACAAGATTTAATTAGGCTTGATAAGATATTTACTGATATGCGTACTGGAAGTACTTGGTCCCAGATAGCTGATTGGATTACTGGTCGTGGTCCTAAAGACCCTATTCCAATTAAAAAAAGTAATTACTGGAAGTTTCCAGAAGCTATTGAAAGAGACTTAAGAAGAAGTCCAGCGATGATGGATTGGATTACTGATATTGGACCCTATAAGTCAAAGCTTGGTAATACTATAGAAAACGCTAGGATAGTTAGACCTACTGCTATTATGGGTGAACTTCAACAAACAAGTGCTAAGGCTACTGAACTTAGTATGCAAGAATATGAAAAGATGTCTGCTGAATGGCAAGAAGATTTAAGACCTTATGTTGCCGCACTTCCAGAAGGGGACCAATTATTTAGAGTTGCTGTTGCTAAAAGAGAATATGATTATGGTAGAGAAGTTATTGTTCCAAATAATCCCGGTAAAGAAGGTAAAGAAATGGCTCAACCTTACTTTAGACATTGGACCGAAGCTAGAGGTGAATACAATAGATTAAAAGATATGAACTTTAATGTACCTACTGAAAATGGTACTATAAAAATGACTGGTGAACAAGTTGTAGAAAAGATTAATAGAACTATAACTAGATACAATATGAAGACACACAGATTACTTACTGGTGATGGTGATAAAGTTCAAAAGTTTTTAGATATGAGTGAGGTTGGTGGAAAAGTCACTTATTCTGGTTTAGATAAATTAAGAAAATCATTCTACAACTATTTAACAAGGACAATGAGAGAAAACATTAGGTTACCTATTGAAGAAATAGGTCTTGATGGATTAAGGAAAATCATTAAAAGAATACAGTTATCTAATATGCCTGTAGAAATGCGTCAAGGTAAAGAAGGCAGAAAACTACTAGAAAAATTAAGAAGAAGTATTGAAATAGAAACAATGGACACAACTAATAACCTTGGTTATGAATACTATTTCCCACATACAAGCTTTGATAGAAAGTCTGCAACTGCAAATTTATTAAGAGCATTAAGAAAAGTATCTGCTGATAAAGAATTAAGTCAAGGTGAGATTGATTTAAAGGCTAAAAAGATTATAGCTCAACATAAACAGATGACTGGAGATTTTATCCTTAAAGACGATATGGACCAGAATTGGAAGGTTGTTAAGGATGCTTTAGAAAACATCGCAGAAGGCAGGAAAAAACGAGCAGAAACTATACTTAGTGATGGATTAGTTAAAGTTGGTAATCAATTTAAACGAGAAGCTCATATTGATGGATGGGAAATGACTCCAGAAGCTTATGAAGGTTATATGAAAAACATAATTAACCAATTTTATAAGAGCATTGCACAAGTTAGTTCTAGGACCGTAATGCACAACTTCAGACAATCATCACTTAAAAAAGGTAATAGTGCTCAATTTACTAATGATTGGAATACATTTTTTGAGATGTATACTCAAGCCGCAATGGGTTATCCTGTCCAAATACCTCAAAAAGTTATGGATAATCCTCGTTTAAAGGTTAAAGGTACTCCATATAAATGGTTAGCTGACTCAAATGCTAAGAAAAGAATTGATAATATCCGAAAGAAACTTGGTCTAGGTCGTGAAGAACTAGAAAAATTAAACCTGAATGAGAAAGTTGTTGATGAATTAAGTGGTATTGAATACACACAACTTCAGAATTGGGGTGCTCTTGAAGCAAAATACCAACTAGCAACGCTACTAGCTCACCCTAAAAGTGCTATAGCAAACTATTATGGTGGTACTGTACATACTTGGGTGAGTGCTGGTTGGGAAAATCTTAAGAAAGCTAGAAACTTTGAATATCTACGGACCAACATTAATCCTAAATGGAAAAGTATGAAGGATGTTGAAAAATGGTTACAAGAACTTGGAGTACTAGAAGAATTTTTAATCTATGAAGCTGGATTAAATCCACAACTTAAATCAAGAAAAGCTCAGGACTTTGTTAAGAATGTTGCAAAGAAACTTAAGAAAGACCCTAATTTAAGTGATAAGAGCCTTACACAAATGGCAAAAGAAGCTGGATTAACAAAGAAAGTATTTGATGCCGCCAGTTCTTTTATGAGAGTTCCTGAAAGAGCATTAAGACGAGATGCTTTTATGGCTCACTACTTACAAGCAAGAGCTAAGTTTGGTGGTGCAATAGGTGATTACCAATCTCCTTTCTTAATTAAGATGGCAAAGCGTGGTGTTAAAGGCACACAATTTTTATACTCTGCTCCATATAGACCTATGTGGGCAAATAGCACATTAGGTAGGGTGTTTAGTAGATTCCAAATTTGGGGCTGGAATAGTGTTCGTTTTAGAAATGACGTCCTAAAACAAGCAAGTTTAGCTGGATATAAACCCGGAACACAAGAGTTCGAAACATTTAAAAGATTAGCTTTAGCTGACTTAATGATGTTATCTCTTTCTAATCTGTTTATGTACAGTTTATTTGAAAACTCATTACCAGCTCCTTGGAATTGGTTCCAAGACACAACTGATATGTTATTCGGAAGTGAAAAAGAACGAGAAAGAGCATTCTTTGGTTCTCCACTTGGTCCAGTACAAGCCGTAACTCCTCCTATAGCTAGATTACTACCTCCTATGTTTAAAGGAATGGTATCTGGTGATTGGGAAAGAATGACAGATTATTACTTGTGGACTATGATGCCTTTTGGTAGATTAATACGGGACGTAGCAGGACCCGGGGGTATAATAGAAAACCCTTTTTACTCTGTCACTAAGATGACTGGTGTTCCTTTAATGCAAATGGGTACACTTGTTACTAAAGATGATGAGGAAAAAGGAAAGAAAACAAGAGGAAGATTTATACACGATGCCGATACCTAATCATTGCGTAGAATGTGACAAACCAAACAATAATGATGATAGTTGGTTATGTGATGTTTGTTTAGAAAAAGAAGAAGCCAGAAAAAAGAATATGGTTACGACCAATAAAACTGGAGAAGATTTAAAGAATATACTACCGAGTTTAAATGACGGACAAGAACCAAATATTAGAAGAGGCTAGTCAACTAGGATTAAGACCCTATCGGGAAAGACCTAGTGCTAAACCTAAACCTTCTAGCCTTAAAAAGCAATCGCCAGAACCTAAAGTTGAAAAACCTCAACCTAAGCCTGACGATAGACTTTTAATGAAAGAGATGTTTGACCTTACATCTGATGAAGTTGATGATATACTTATTAATAGAGATAAGTACAATCCTAGTAGAGTCTTTGATAAAGAAGAGATACAAAAGATATACTCAACTAATGGTCAATTATACGACTACCCTATAGATTGATTCCTATTAATAGCTGTTTAATAGCTGATTGCTCAGCTACAGGTCAATCATTGAGCTTACCCATTGCTATGTAAAATAACTCTGGAGTAAGTCTCTTTAGATTACCCTGTTGACATCTACTTGCCATTCTGTTTACAACGCACTTTAATTCATACATTACTTGGTCCATTGCACCAGCACCTAACTGAACACCGTGTTCTTTAAATGCTTTCTTAATTTCCGTTTTTGTCATTCTTCGCTCCTCTCGCTTTAACAAATGTACGACACCTGCCGCACTTTTTATTCATTTTAAAATACTGAATACCCCAGAACTTTCCACACTTACAGCGTATATCACGCTCTAATTGTCTTTCTTTTACTTTACTGGGATGATATGGGTGACTTTTTTGCATCACATTCCTCTCTAATTTAAAACAGGGTCCCCTCCTACTATTCACTGTACCGTGAGGGAAAAACAGCAATTCACCGTGTCTAGTAAACCTCTTTGTACAGCTTCATACTTCGGTCAGAGACCCTGTTAATTCTAAAAGACACCAGACGCCAACCTTTTTCATTTATCATTCTCTTTTCTTTTCGATTCTGGGCTCGCTAAGCATTATTGCTATCTTTGCTACTCCATTATCTCACTTGAGCAACCGTTAGGTTACAAACTCAAGAATTGCAAATGAGGTGTCTTTTATTTCTAATCGCAATTACTACCGGGTATACACTTAGTGTATGGACTATCGTTTTCATCTCCCGGGTCGTGGGGACTTACATCGTGCATTTTATTGATAGGATTATCAGTTTGTCCGATTCTCTTATCGTCCTCGTGACACCACTTACTACCTTTCTTTAATGCGTCTATAAGCTCCATTATTTCATTACAAGTACTCATACTGTTTTCAGTATAAGCCTCTTCGTGCAACCGATGTAGACCTCTTAATATATACTGCATTTGATGAACATCTACAGTATAAGGCTTACTCTTTTTATTATTAAGCTCTAATATAGTTGCCGTTATATAGATTGCAAGGTCCAGAACTTCGTCTAATGATTCCATTAGATTGTCTCTACCTTTCTCTCCATTTAATGGAATATCTTGCTTATATCTTGTTTGTCCCAGCTCTAAGCGAGTTCTAAGTAATTGCAAGACTTTTTCATTATTAGTTAACTTCAATACCGACCTCCTTTTGCCAGTTTCTTCATTACATACATATTTAACTCTTCAGGTAACTCTCCAATTAATTGAATAAGAAGTGTGAAATCCTTTTCATTTAATGGACCTTTACGAGTGTTACAAGTTTTACAGATAAGTTGAAGATTTTCTTTATTAGAAGGACCACCTTTAGTTAAAGGTATAATATGGTCACAAGCTATTGTTCTAAATGTCAACTGCTTGTCACAATACTTACATCCTTCTCCGTATATCTCATAAAACATTTTACGAATGTCAGACGCATCAATATCGAACAATACTTCATATTGCTCACTACGCCGCTTAAGAGAACTCTTTAAAGAACTCATTTTAGAGGCTAGTTTTTTGTATGCTTTCTGCCAGTATGTTTTATGTATAGGTTCTAGTACTTTTTTAAAATCTTCCTTATTAGGTGATTTTATAGCCGTACTTTTTCCTTTTGAGGTACTTTTCATTCTTCATCCTTAACTCTGTAAGCCTATTATAACCAGCACTACCCGGCGAGATAATACCTTTCTTTAATAAGCTTTCGTAAAACTGCATCATTTTTCTTGGACCGTAATGGTTTAGACTATCTATTTTCATCTTCCCACTCTCCAAACCAGAACTCGCCAAGTTCCGTTAGTTTCTTTTCTATTCTTGATAGTCGATAAACTATACTAATAAAGAACAATAGCATAAAGAAGACATATGCTTCCCAAGCTAGTAAAAATGGAACTGTATTTTCCATCATAGATTCCCAATAGTGTTTCATCATTTCTACCCCCGTAGTTTAAAAGAGAGGCTCATTTCTGAGCCCCTCTATGGTTGTTACGCTTGTAATGTATACTCAGCGTATTTATTTCCAGTATGTGACTTAACTCGTTCTGTAACGATGTTATGTCCGTCCGTTCGCAATGAATTTATAACAGCCGCTAATCTAAAGCAACCACATCTATTCAATGCTAACATAGGTGTTACCTTAACACCCTGTTCTAGTAATTCCAGAATTATCGTCTTCTGGCTGACTCTGTTTCTTGGCATAAGTTATCCTCACTCCTTATTAAGCGAAGTTCTAAGCCTAACTTATAAATTCCTATGTTAAACAGTATTTGATTCTGTCCTATTGCCATTGTTAGCATAAAACCTCTTAATACATACAATGTAAAACCAAAGGGAATTAAGTATAAGTCTATCCAAGGCTTCAAGACCTTCTCACTCTTTTTACTTTTTCAATGTAAAACCCGGGGACATCAACACCTTTTGTTAAATCCTTACGAGCTTTCTTTTTGTCAACAACTTCAGTCATCTTTACTACTTTATAATCATCTGGGATGACAGCTTCATCTACGACAGCTACTGGTCCAAAAGTTTCATATAACTTATATCTTGCAGTATCTGTTTCATAGACTCCACTATCATCTCCAAGTTCCTCTACTACCATAGGTATTAGAGTTTTATTAAAGTAGTCCTTTAAACTGTTAGTTGCTCTTCTACGAACTTTGAGTCTTTGTATTTCTTTATTTAAAGCCTCAACTTCAGCATCTATTAAGTGCATCTTTCTATCAATGTCTACCATAAAGTAATCTATTCCATCCATCTTTCTACCAATGTCTTTCTTAGTTACCTCCATTGCACTACTTAGAACTTTTGCCTCTTCTTCATCGGCATACTCAAGTTGACACTCTATATCAATAAAGTCTCCAACAAGTTCTCTAGTTGTCTTCTTTGCCATCTTCTTCCTTTATAGCTTTTTCGATTATGAACTCTAACTGTTTACGCATACTACGCTTATTAGTAACAGCAAGTTTTTGCAGTTGCAACTTAACTTCTGGTAAAACTTCAGTTTTAACTACAACTTTCTTAGCAAATGGTGTCATTATGCTCTCCTTTTTAATCTGAATGAAGGAGTCCACATTAATTCAACATCAAATAAGTCTCCGTCACTGTTCTTAAATAGTGAAACAGTTTTCTCTGTAGAATCCTGTTTACCATTAATACCAATAACTTTACGACTTGCATTTTCTATAGCACCTGAACCTTTACCAGCATATATGTCAAGAATTTGATTTCGTGAATACTCACGAGCTACTTGACTTATCTGTATAATGATAATGTCCAGATTAACGGCTAAGTTTGACAAGAAATGTGATATGTACCTTACTTGTTCATACTCTCCGTTAATACCTCTAGGTGTTTCTACTAAGTCTATGTAGTCAACTACAACCAAGTTAGGCTGTAGGTCCCTAATAGTCTTTTGTATCATATCTGGAGTTGGTGCTACTGTTTGCATATTAAGATGTTCTAAATACTGATTATATGTGTCTCCAACAAATTTATAGTTGGCTGTAACATCATCTTTGCTCATACCTGCTACTATCTGCTGATTGCGTCTGTGCATATACCAACCACTTAATTCTAAAGATAAGAACAAAGTCGGTATTTGCCACTCTCTGTTGATTTCATCATTAGCAAAATCATATCCTAACGCTATGTTCTGGGCTAAAGCTGTCTTATTAGCACCAGTAGGTCCGAATATGGTTACTAATTCTCCCGGATATATATTGCAATCTTTATCAAGACCAAACATTTTGGCTAATGGTATCATTTTACCAGTAAAATCAGCCTCTAATCTGGTCTCTAACTCTGACTGCAAGTCTCCAGAAGTCTTAATATCAACAAGATAGTCCTTGTTTTTGTAGTATACGCACTTTGGATTACACAAACTAGCTAATAATTCGTCATTACAGCCGTATTTATATCCGTAGTTATAGGTAGATTCGACCTTATCTATAACTATTTGTGGATTTAGCTGGTTGTTATTCCAATGTAACAAGCTTGCTTTTGTAGCATCACTTGGTATACCATTTCGTCTAAAGTGAGAAGCCATCCGTAATAAAGCGTGATTACGATTACCTTGCTGTGGTCCTTTATTATACAGAGATTGTACACAATTAACCACATTAGAAGGTTCGTTTACTTTTTGCATTGACCTAACCTTTGGAACTTCTTTCACTATGTAACTTTCAAGACTCTTTTCTCCCCAGAGTTCTTCAACTCCAAAATCTAATCGTCTATCTTGTGCAAGTGAGATGATGTTCGTGTAGTTAGTATATAGCTCTTCTAAAGTTAAAGGTATCTTAAATAACTCTGACTTTATATTTAGACTGTGTGCTACTCTTATGAGTGCCGTCCTAGTGTATACTGCTGGGTCAATCTTAATATCTTCTGACATTAAATTCATCATTGTAGCTTTTACAATAAATGGCAGGTCTTCTGATGGTTGAAATCCAAAACACTCTGCACTAATGTCGATATGATATCCAGTGCCACTATAGTATATTGCATAGTTTCCTTTTTTAAGGCTTAACTCTTTATGTAAGTAATCCATTATATACTGCGTTTGCTGTAATGTATACTCATCAGAGTTCTGTCCTCTATCAATATCTATAGGTACATTGTCTATATACCTAATACCAAGGAAGTTTTTAACTGTACCGTTAGCTCTAACAAACTTTGTAGCTTCATCATCGTACAGATAAACACTTCTGTATACGGCTTGTTCATTACCTTGCTCGTATACTATGTCCCATAAGTCCTCAATAGGAACGAGAGCCCCTCGTTTAGAGGGACTCCCGATTGCCATTTCAACAAACATTAGAACGGAGAATCACTTCTACTTTCTTGAATGCCGCCGTTAGGTTGCACTCCGTTTGTTGCTACCCCTTGTTCCACCTCTTTAATAAGGTTCTTAGACTTCATAAAGTTTATGTAGCCTTCAATGTCCTTACGACCAGCAGGTGTATTGTGAACCAGTTTTGGAAACACGGTTGTATAAGTTTTACTTGGGTCCTTACGACCTAGTTCTTTATACAGATATGCAAGATATTCGTGTTTTGGTTCTAAGGGATTGGTACAGAAATTAGCGTCAAGGTGATTGACTAAGTCAATGCTTTCGCCATTTTCATCTACCATATTACCCCGTACATCTGGTCCACCTTCAAAACCGATGGTGTCAAAGAGCCAATAAAGTCTCTTTAAGATTGTACAGGTTTTGATATTCCCATTTGGTTCTTTATCAAAAGAGCCCGAAAGCCTCATTTCCTGAGGGTATTGCGAACCTTCTAATGATAATTGAGCCACTATGTAGACATCAGCCCAATCAAATTGGTCTGCTCTGTCTTCAAAGCTAAGAATACCGACTGGAACATAGCCTAAGAACTTGCTTCCTCCGTCACCGGATTTGTCAAGGTCAGCAGGTCTGAATCGTTCACTCATTTATCCTCCTTATACTTTAGGATTTCGTTAGATATAGCACTATACTCTAAAGGGAGTATTTTCTGAGCAAGAGGTTTTAGTCTTGAACCGACCACTCTCTCGTCATACGCCTCAAAAGAAATATAGTACTTACCATCATCTTTACTGGCTGTAGTATATCCAATAACGTCAGCTTTTGCCGCTAATGAGTAACCCAGTCCTCGTGGTAGCTCTGGTGCTAGTTGTACCTTTCCATCTTGCATCTGAGATGTTTTGGAATGGCTAACTAACACTAGATTACCACCTTTCATTTTCATAAGGTCTTGGAACCTTTTGACGACATCTAGGTTTTTACGCCTAGCTTTTCCCCAATCGGCACCCCATTGACCTTCTCCCATAGCACTAATACCTAGTTCAGTAGTAACGATGTGTTCTACCCACTCGTTAACTTGACCTATGGTATCTATTACTATGGTGTCATACGGCAGATTCTCCCACTCTTTAGCTAACCATTGATATGCCTCTATCATTGAATAGACAGGCATTGGTTCACCTTTGGAATCCCCAGAACGATAGTTAAAACCTCGTTCTTCCGGTGGAATTACCTCTGTTTCAGCCACACCGTTTTTTGTGACTTGTTTACCCTCGTGCATTACGGGGCGTATAGGAGCGTTCAAACCAGTAATCGTAACTGTGTTAGCATTATTTACGAAATCGGAGCCAAGGTCAGTGTCGAGTATTATAACTCCCTCACTACCTTTGGGACTCCACTTACTACACGCTGTTGTTTTACCGGTTTTAGGCTGTCCTATGATTAAATATGTCAATCCTGCTGGCATTGCTGTCCAGTCGGTTGACACTTTGCGTACTTGTATCAACTGATACCTCCTCATTTACTTTTGGAGTTATTAATGTCCCAAATTCGACCATATTTGGGTTCAGGCTGGTCCAAATGTAGTCATAATATGCAAGACCTGCAACTATATTATACACTTGAGCTAAGCCAAGGGACACTATATGATTTGTAGCAAATACAGTATGCTTCATACTGCAAGGTGCTGGTGGAATAGTATGCGTAGGGACCCAGTGCTTATCATAGACCTCTATGTGAGAACGAGTGCACGTTACCATCTCCACACTAGTGGCACCCATACGCATATCTATAAAGAAATGTGGGTTTTCACTTTCACACCACTTATTAAATACCATTTTTCTACTTTCCATATCATCTGTACACACAATCATCTTTGGAGTTATCTTACTGTTTAACTCAAAGTTGTCTTTTGGTACAAACTCTTGCCAATCTTCGCTGTAACGCTGGAATAAACCCTGAGCAGAGTCTTTCTTTGCATTACCACTTTCTTCTAATGGATAACAAGTGGTACTTAAGTTATGGTCTTCTATAACATCACTGTCATAACCTATAACCTTGTGCCAACCCATCATAGCTAATCCTTGTACTAAGAATGAGCCAATCCCACCTAATCCTACTATACTAATAGTATTAAGTGAGCTTAATGGAATTAACTCCTTATTTCTAAGAAATCGTGTTTCTACTTTACCTGCCATTCTATAAAGTCCTTTAACATTGCGTGTGCCGCCTCTTCTGAGCCAAACATAGCAACATCTTTTATGCGTGTAGCTTCTTCGTAAAGCTTATTACGCTGGTTAACAATATCATTATTCTCTCTAGCTTGTTCCTCTTCAAGCTCTTGTTTATAGTCTTCATAACCTTTTAACATAGACTTAATAGGGATATCTCCTAATCCGGAGCCTCCCCAATGTCGGTCTTTACCATCTCCTAATACTAAGTCGATAGCCTTTTGTACTTTCTTAATATCTGTAGGATATTTTATTTTACCATTGGCTAAGCCCATTTGAGCTATACCTTTATTAGTCATTCCAGCAACATCTTTTAATTCGTTTACCTTTTTAGTGGTAATCTCATCAATCCTTGTGCAGAAATACTTCTTTTGTGGTACTGTCATCATAACAGTTCCTCCTGTTCTTGTTTTATTAGTGGAAAACTTGGGGGACTACCTAAGCTGTGTAGCTTTATTGGTAGTTGTGGAAGGAAGGTAATCCCCCTGATGAAAAGTCAGGGCACGGCGTGGGTGTTGATTCACTGTAAAAAGTAGTCTTATGGTAAAGGAGCAACTACTTTAGAGCAACCGTGCCCTTAACAATATAAGGTATTCCTTGGAATTATCCAAACAATTACCAATACCTAGAATTGCCACCCAATCCATCCATAAATGTATATGGATTTGTGTTTGGGCACTTCTCTCTGGCTTGTTCTAAGAACTCGTGATAAGTAATGGACCCGTCACAAAACTCTTGTGCTAGGTCTTCCATCTTATCAAATTCCTCTTGAGTGAGTTCTGTTTGCTGGTCCCAAGAGGAGTACTTCTTTTTTGCTTCTGCGGCTGTGTCCTTATCTTCTTCTTTTTCCGTCTGTCGTATCGTGTTCCAGCTACCTCCGTGAGAAAAGCCAGATGTGTTATACATAGAAAGTTGACCATCATACCCTGTATATGTGGTCTTAACTTCTTTCTTCTTTGCTTTCTGGATAGCAGTTGCTTCTGCAACCCACGCCTTAGGTATATCCACCTTTGGCATACTTACTTCTACTTCACCTTCTAATAGATTCGTATAACCAAATCTGTCAGAATATGTAAAGCAACAATCATACGGGTCCTTTTGTGAGGCTACAACAGTACTGAAGAAGAACCCATCTCTAGGTGCTTGTTCTCTGGCTGTGTCTTTATCTGTCCCACTAAGGAATGCTCCCATAGTATGATGTGAGTGAATTAACCCTAAATAACAACTCTTTAAATCAGGGTACTTTTTATAGACTTTAGGTAATAGCTTACCTAACTTCTCTCCGTCTACCTCAGTTTCAGTTCCGTGTCCCAAGTGTATTGGCTTAAAATATACCAATTCTACTTCAGACGGAAATCCATTGTCTAATGTCTTAACAATGTGATACCACGCTGGTCCTGACCATTCGGTACTCTTAAAACGCTTCAAGAGATAGCTGACTTTGTTGTGCATCATCTCTGAGACGCTCAACTGCCAACTTGCTTTTGAGTCTTTTGTGCTTTGACTTTCCATCATTTACCTTTTTAGTTACTAGATTAACGGCGAGCCTTTCTATGTTATCCAATGCCTGATGAACTATATGGTCGCTCACACAATCTACCATTTCATCCCAGTTATCGTTGATGTTCTTTAACTCATCCATTTCTAAGAAACATTCAACTAACTGACCAGCTAATGCCCAAGGGTCATCATAGATATCTTGACTTATTGTTGCATTTCCATCAATTAACTTAAGTGTCTTATTAATAGCATCATAAAGCTCAAATGATTCTGAGTCTCTATAATTACTAGTATAATAATGCAATGATTCAAGTACTTTCTTATAGTCAAGATATACTCTATCCTTGAACTGCTTTTTCCTGTTGGAATGCTGGATAAACTCAAAGATACTTGACAATCCAATATCTATTCCTTGTCCATTTCTTTGAGCATCACCTATTATCCTGTCAATTTTACTAGCAATATAATCTCTTAGTCTGCGTACCTCTACTACCCAAGTTGCTGGAGCTTGAGGTTTTAACACACTAGTGAAATAAAATCGCTTTTCTTCTAAAACTGACTCTGCAATTAAAGGAATTGTATAGGCATTTTGAGGTGGTCCATCTAAAACCTGATTGAACTTTTGGTAACTACGCTCTAATATGTCGTCAAGGACAAATGAGCCTTGTCTTATTCTTTTTACCAATCGGTTTTCAGTATCACCTACTATCCTAGAACAGGATTCTGCTAAAACAAAAGAAGCGTGTATTTTCTTAGGACACATTTCTTTGTGATATAGCAAATTCTCTAGTAATTCCTCATTTCTATTACACCAAGTAAAGAAAGCAGTACTTCTTCTGGACCTTAGATTAGCCCTTTGTGTTACTGCACCCAGCCACTTATACACTACAAAGAAATCATTCATAGAATAAACCTTTTTATAGCATTGTGGTAGATTCCTATACTTGGTATATACCCAATTAATGTCCCAATAGGCATCATTTCTTGTCCAAGTATTCAGAAAACTCTGAGCAACTGGTATTAATGAAAGGATATTACCCGTAGCAACACAGGAAGACCAAGCGTTAGCCCAGCCACCTAAACAGGGTTCTCCATTTTCACTAATATGTGGGTGTAAACTATACTGCTTATGCTCATCTACTTGCGTAAATGGAATGCTATTGTACCCTAAAGTTCCCCAACTCATATCTTCTATCCACTTAGGCATCTCTTCATTATGTGTTATATAAACACTTGAAGGTCTGTCTGTAGTAAACCTTAAAGAATGAACTGGTAACTTATAAGAAGCACTTCCTCTAAATTTAGGAACGCCTATTTCTACGCAAAATTCCATAAATATAGATTCTTCATCTTCCTCATCGTGATAGTACTTTGTCCACTTAACACTATGCACATTTAACTTTTCTACATAATATGCGGCAGTGGACTCAGCTTCCTCTTTCCTGAGAGGAGTACTTTGATACCTAGCATTAGATAGTAGCCATCTAGTGATAGCAACTACTTTAGCTTTTTTGCTATTTAACAATATTGATTTCATATCAATTCTCCAGTTTTCATCGTAAGCGTGACGGTCCGGCTTTCTAAGGGGCGAACCTCTTTCACACAGTCGGTTTTATTACTGTTGGCTTCACGCCACGCTACACGAATCACTTAATCAATGCCTAGCAACCAGATGTTACCTTATCAGTAACAAATGCCACGAAATCATCATCTCTCAATGACGCATTTGGCTCTGCTTTCTTTGCATTGACATTAATAGTGGTGTTGTCTAAAGAGATACCAAGACTCTCAGCCAATCCTGCTGGATTATCTGCGTCCATCGTCTTTACAACTCCACCGAAGGTCTGTACTAGTACTTTAGCCATCTTGTCCTCCAATGTCAGGGGTTTTTGGATTTTCCTCTTGAGAGCGTCCCCTATTCGTACCGTTCTCAAAAGAAAGTAACAGCTCATTAACACTATGTTCTAGATGTTTAATCCTCTTCAAAGCCTTTCTATGGTTATACCACATATGCTTTTCGAAGGTATCGTCTCGCACCGTAGTGTTCTTTCGCTTGAATATCTTAAACATAATCTCCTTATTTGCTGTCCGGGTTAACAAACTTTATGTCAAACTTCTTCTTTTTATTGACACAACTCTTTAAGGTCCTTACTGGTACAAAATGTGCTATTGCACTCTTTAACCTATAAGGATTCTCTACATTTAATAGAAAATATGCCAACTTACGCATAGGGACCTTACTTTTAGTAAAAGGCTTTACACCTGTATACCTGCAATATATTCCCATAGCCATCTGGTAAGTATTAGCTGACTTATCTTCCTCTAGGATTCTCCTAAACATACCTGTAGCATATGTTTTACCTAGAGCTTTTTCAATCCACTCTATTCTAGACAAATGTGTCTTAGGGATTGGAGCACCTTTTAAATATCTCCAAAGGTACTGATTACCATTTATTAGCATAGTATCTTCATTGGCGGCAATAAACATTCGGTCATAGACTTCGTGTGAATTGCTATTATGCTGAATAATGGGTACTTTTATCTTCGACTCCTTTTTGGCATCCTGATTAGCCAAACTCTTAAGAGCCGTGAATCGTCTATGTCCATCAACGATAGTCATATCATTTGCCACAACTATAGGCACTAACAAACCATTAGCCTTAATATTATTAGCCAATACATTTGTTTTCTTCTCACGCTGAGGTGGATTAAACGGTGAAGGAACTAGCTCACTTAATGTAACTGTTCTATACTTCATTTACTTTCTCCTTTAATAAAGGGTTATAGATTCAAGACCTTATCTTCAATCCGGTGATTAACATCATCTGGTAGTTCGTGGTGGTCGCACTTTAGGCAATGTATGCCGAGTTCGGAGCAGTCAACACATAGGTCAACTTCATACTCCTCCCAAACAGTGTCTGTACTTCCACACCTTGAACATTCCAAATCACATTTATCACCGGATATCGGAAGAAGATTATGTCTCTTCATCTCTGTGCTTTGCTGACAACGCTTGTTGTTGCCAGTAATCAACTTGTACTTCTAGGTGCCTTACTCTTTTTGTGTGGTATCTGGCTATCATTATTAAAACGAATACACTTATTAATAACAATAGATAACCTACACACAGTAACACACCCAGATAATCGCTCAGGAATAAAAACATCCTTACTCCTTTACTGCGGCTATGCAGATGAACGGTCCGTCTTCGTCCACATCTACATCCCAGCCATTCTCATCCATCTGTTTCCTGATATCAGCATTTGCTATCTTCAAATCCTGTTCCCTTTGTGACAACAATGCGTCTAATTCCTTGATAGACATCGTTGTAACCTCATCAATGTCGAGACCTAATCTTTCCATAGCGTCTTCAACATACTTTTTCACTCTTCCCATCATCTTATCCATTTGCTGTCATAGCTCTAAACTTCTGACAGGCACCAAAATGAGTGGTTGAACGAACACGAAGAACACTGCCATTAATAACAGTGAACCATCGTCTTTTACTACTCTTCTTTTTACTCTTAGCCATTTCTGACCTCCCTATTTAGTTACGGGTTTAATAAAAATCTTTGGGGACATTGTGGTATTAAGAGTCCCCACTGTTCAGCCATTATTACGCAGACAAGTCGCCATTTGGACAGCAACTTCTACTTCGACTATACTTTATTTTAATTCGCTAACCACAACTCGCAAAACAGAGCCAACTGCTTCCACGTCCTACACGGGTGACGAGCCTGAACCTCACGAATATATACAGACTACTAGCTAACATAGAGAAGGACGATGCGGAGTCCATTACTGTTAACTAGTAGCCATTTATTAGCAACTTACAAGAAGGAAAAGAAGTCGCTAACTTTATTGTGGGTGTGATAAAATATACACCACACACGGGCTGTATGTGCACACCTAAGCATACACATACAACCAATTCCCTGATGTACTAAATACTACCGTTAGCAATCATTTCATCAAGCGTTTCACGCTCATCGAAGTTCAAGGATATGTATTTACCTTGACGATTACTTGCTAGACGGAGAGTCAATTCAGTACCATTATCAGTAGTAAAACTATCATACTCATAATCACTGAGTAAATCGAAGTCCTCATCTGTAACTGATTTCATTCGTAGATTTTTCCACTCTTCACCATTAGGATTAGTGGCAACAGTTAATCTGAAACGAGACATCATATTGTTAGACTCTAAAACTTCAAATAGACTTTTACGATTATTCTTACTCATAATTAAACCTCTTTCTTTAGGGATTCCAGTATATACAGAGTGTATATACCGAGACAAGCAGGGGTGTGCCCCGGACCATAAGGTTTCAGGACTTGAGGGCTGGATAAGCTCGATTGCTGGCGAGGAACGAGCCCAACGAGGTTAACCCCCCAAGGAGTGAAAACGCAATGGGTAGGGTGCGATGTATATCAGGTACTCCCATTCTACGGCAATTTTTGAATTGTTTTTACTTTGGTTATTTCTGTAGTTTTTCGTATGGAAAAAATAGGAATATTACTGTTTTTAGCTGTGTTTGTTAAACAAGATTCTGCAATCTCTGATTCAAGCCTTGGTATTATTACATCTGTAAATGATAGCAGTAAACATCAATTTATCGACATAAGAGAGGGAGATAACTGGTGTTGGTTACATAATAAGTGGGAGAATGTTAGGATTGTTAACTCTGGTTATAGGCGTAAAGAAGAAAAAGATAGTACGGAAACTGTAACTCTTAATAATTAAAGAATTAAACGCTTTCGGTTAAAGAAAATACTAACTCTTGCACTTTGTACTAAAAGGGTTTTATATTTTTTTTAATATTTTGTTCTGATTTATTTATTAAGGGGTAACTTTCTGAATGTCGGTAACTATCAAAGACTACTTAACTGACGAAGACAAGCTTGATTACAGCAAATTATGGAAAGAACTGTCAGAGATGACGGGATTCCAAGCTGAAAGGCATCGTGGTCTTCGTTATCATCAAGTAACGGAGGCGTATAATGAGTACAAAAAGCACGATAAACAAAATCTTTCTCAGAGTCCTGAACATATTCAGCCTGTGGACAGAGTGGCTAATACTATCAACAAGGTTTCGACTGTTCCAGTTAGCCCGTGTGATTGGATTACCTACAAAAAAGGAAGTAAAGGCGATGATGATTACATTATTGAGGCGTGGGGACGACCGGTAACATTTGCAGAGGTTGCACAGCTAATACTAGAGCTATATAAGAATGAGGATAGAATATATCCCCCTCCCCGGTATAAAGGAGGAGCGATGTTATTAGAGTTTCTACACGAATGTATTATTGAAGGGAAAGTATCTTGGAAGATTCTAAAGAAGTACAAATTGCGATAATCCCTAAGATAACTTATTTTAAAAATCCGTCTAGGAGAGATAGATTTGTCAGTAAATGGCGTACTCTACCTATAAAAACAGAAGAATTAACGGATATTAACACATCTTGGGCAGGAATTGTTTACAGTTACTATAAATCATAAAGATATCGGGGCTACAGACTACATTATCTATACAAAGGACGAAGCCATACAGGGAAAAGTACCGTTTCGTCATTGGCAAAAAGCAGGTCAGGGTGAATATGCTTTAACAGATGATGATTTTGTAGCCCGATTAATTAAAAAGAAAGAATATGAAGCATCAGATGGTAGGAAATCTTACTATTATAGGTTTCCTTTTGGTTATATTATGTGGGATAGTAAATATCCAAATAAAAAGCTTAATTGTGGTGGTAGAGTTACTAATACTACTATGTCAGGGAAGAATTGGTTAGAGGTACGCTGTAATAGTAACGATTATCAGGACCTAGCTTTCTGGGCGGCAGTAACAGAAAATAGAGATGTAGCGATAGATAAAGTATATGGTAGCGTTTCTGTTGGGAAAAGACGTAAATTAAAACGACATATGCGAACGGAGGCATTTAAAACTATGAAAAGAGATGAAGCACAAAAACTATTATCAGATAATATGATGGATGCTGATTATTTCATTGATTTAATGAAACAGGGAGTAGAAATAGCATTAAAAAAAGAAGATGTTAATGGAATAAGGGGTTTCGTTAACGATGGTATGGAAATTCACGGAATGAAAGATAAAGAAACAGTAACGGTTACTGATAAGATAGAAGCTGTACAGACTAGAGCTTTAATCGACAATATTAATCAGGAAGAGAATAAGTTAATAGCAACAAGGAAGCAGGAGGTCCCAGTTGAAACTGAACATATTAGAAAAGAAGACTAATTTTGAGTTATGGTATATCGTAAGGAGAATGTTCGACCAAGAAGAACTAGAAACCATAGCAGAACAAGTAGCTCCTATAGGGATAACTACTGCAACAACTATAGGTGGACACGATGAAACATATAGAGATAGTATATTAAAGTGGTTACCTGATTGTGATGATACTGAATTTAAGTGGTTATATAAAAGAATATGGAAGTGGGCAAGAATAGCTAATGAAGATAACTGGCATTTTGATATATCTGGCTGGCAAACTGGATTACAACATACTTATTATCCTACTGAAGGTGGTCATTATTCTTGGCATACTGACATCGGTGGTCCCTCCATCAACCACAGGAAGATTTCTGGGACCGTGCTGTTAAAGGATTGCATAGAAGGTGGTAGATTACAATTTAAATGTGGAAAGAATAATAGTGATATTGTCTTAGAAGAAGGTGATGCAGTATTTTTTCCATCGTTTTATTTACACAGGGTCACTCCTGTTAAGAAAGGTGAAAGGGAAAGCTTAGTATCGTGGATATCGGGACCTCCATACAAGTAGATACCTTTGAGGAAAAGTGGGCTCAGACGAATGCTTTGAAAAAGCTGAAGTCTAACATTGGTTTATTTGGTAAAACAATGTTCCCCACTGCTCTCAATAAGGAAGTCCCTCCTTTTCATCACGAGATATACAAATCCTTGTCTGATGAGACTCTAAGGCGAGTGCTTATAGCGGCTCCTCGTGGAACTGCTAAAAGTACTGTGACCTCCTTGATTCTACCCCTTCACAAGATAGCCTTTAAGCCGTCAGACAAGGACCTCTTTATGGTTATTATATCGGAAAGTCAAACCCAGAGTATTAACTTCTTATCAAGAATTAAGTATCATCTTGAGAACTCTACAAATTTTAGCCAAATGTTTGGGGATTACGGACCCAACACAGCGAAGCGATGGACCAATAACGACATCGTTCTTTCTAATGGTGCTCGTATTGTGGCTGTCGGTACTGGTCAGCGTGTTCGTGGGTTTATTGAAGGTGATACTCGTCCTAATCTCATTATCGTAGACGATTACGAATCAGAATTAAACGCATCAACCCCTGAGGGAAGAGCAAAGAATAGAAAGTGGATTACAGAAGCTGTGATACCTTCATTATCTGATGATGGTAGGGTAGTTATGATTGGGACTGTTATTTCCGAGGATTGTTTCTTATATTGGGCTAAAGAATCTCCAGCTTGGAATGTTTTATGGTTTTCTATATACAATGATGATGGTAAGAGTATATGGGAAGAAAGATTTCCAGAAGAGAGAATACAACAGATAAAACAAGAATTTGAATCTGTTGGGAACTTAAACGGATTTTATCAGGAGTATATGAATGAAGCTCAATCGCCAGACAATGCACCATTTAAACCAGAGTATATCAAATTACATCATTACGAATTTGAACGCCGTAATGGACAAAATTTATTGGTTCGGACGATTGATGGCGAAAAAGAGCGTAGACCTGTTAGTGTGTATTGTGGTGTGGACCCAGCTAGTAGTCTTGCCGCCCGTAGTGATTTCTTTGTTATTGCTACTATCGGTATTGATAGCGATGGTAATAAGTATATCATTGATATTCTTAGGGATAAGCTCGACCCTGCAATTCAGCCTGAAACAATTATTAAAGTTTATAAAAAGTATAAGCCGAGGAGAATGAAGATTGAGACAGTGGGCTACCAAGAGGCACTGAGGAGTAACGTAAGAAAGATGATGCTAGACGAGTCTCTATATATACCGGGACTTGAAAAAGGCGTAAAACCAAGACAAAAGAAATCCGAAAGATTGTTGTCCTTGGTTGCCCCTCTCGCAAGAGGTGAATTTTTCTTCAGACCTACGGACATACACGCACAACAAGAGTTCCTATCTTATCCAAGAGGGAAACACGATGATATCTTAGATGCTATCTATTATGCACTCGATGGAGCAAAACCAACGAGGCGTAAGGAGTTTAATGCAGAAAATAAGAAGAAGGCTCATAAAATCCTTGACTGGATGACTATGTAAGTTGTAAACTCGCCCCAATGGCGTACGAAGAACGGGAAGACTCTATCCCAGAGGATATTGTCAATTCCACCCAAACAATATGGAAATCATACAGTAGTAAAAGAGAATTATGGGCTCAAAACGCCCAAGAAGATGCTGAATTTAGGCTTGGTAGACAGTGGTCAGCAGAACAACAAAGGATTTTACTTGAGAGGGGACAAGCTCCACTCGTAGTCAATCGAATCCACCCAGCAGTAGAAGCCGCCAAAGCTCTACTAACTTCAGGCAAACCACAATTTAGAGTATCTCCTAGAGAGGATAGCGACAATAAAGTTGCTCAAATCTTTAATAGTCTACTTGAATATATGTGGTACATTTCAGACGGAACACAGGCACTCCGTAATGCAATAGACGACTATTATACAATGGGACTCGGTGCTATGATGGTTTACATTGACCCTCTCAAGGATTTTGGTAGAGGCGAAGTTTGTTTTCACGATGTAGACCCATTAGATGTATATATAGACCCTAATTGTAGACATAGATTAGGTGATGACGCAGAAAATATTATAGTAAGTAGAATGTTCACTAAAGAACAAGCTATGAAAATGTACCCACAATACGAGAATGCAATTAAGAACGCATCCTCAGACCTGCATACAGATAGACCTACTACTTCAAGAGTAGATGATAAAGGTATTATTTTTCCAGAAGATACTCAAACAAAAACTGATATGAACTTTGGAGAGAACTCCGAATATATAAGAGGTTACGAGCGTTACTACAAGGTATGGGTTAAGAGATTTCACATAAAGAATACTATTGATGGAGTTGAAGAAGTATTTAGTGAAGAAGAATTTCAAGAGTACATAGCAAGACCGGCAGTAAAGATAAATGGTCAACCAATAACTGATGCAGAAAAAGCACAGGGTATGATAAAACAAATAGAACAGCAGATTGGGCAAGCCCAACAACAAGCTGAAATGGAAGATGTCGACCCTCCTGAAATGCCTGAGGTCCAAGAATTAACATATGCCGATTTAATAGAAGAAGGTTTAATTGAGACCGTGTCGGTTCCAGTACAAAGGGTTAAGATGTGCGTCATAATGGGAGACAAATACTTATACTCCCGTATCTTACCTACGGAACACTATCCTATCGTGTTGTTTATGAACATTCACACTAGAACACCCTACCCGGTTTCTGATGTTAGGATGGTTAAGGATATGCAAGAATATATCAATAAGACACGGTCTCTAATCATTGCTCACGCAACAACAAGTACGAATACAAAGATTTTAATACCAAGTGGTTCTGTCGATATGCAAGATTTTGAACAGCGTTGGGCACAACCGGGTGTGGCTATTGAAGTTGATATGGATTCTGGTGCTCCACAACCGGTACAGCCCACACCTTTACCGAATACATTATATCAAAATGAACAAGTAGCTAAAACAGATATTGACCACGCATTAGGTTTATATGAATTAATGCAGGGTAATGCCGAAGCCGCACCTCATACATACAAAGCTACAGTATCACTTGATGAATTTGGTCAGAGAAAGATTAAGTCTAAGTTACAAGATATTGAATCTGCATTAGTAAGAATGGCAAAAGTTGCTATACCTTTAATGCAACAACTTTATAAAGCAGAAAAGATTATAAGGATTACTAATCCAAACAATAGTTTAACAGAAGTTGCTATAAATAAAAAATTATATGATGACAAAACTGGTGAGATAAGCGTTATAAACGATATATCAAGGGGTAACTTTGATGTAGTAGTTGTAACAGGTTCTACTCTACCAACAAATAGGTATGCACAACTTGAGTTGTATATGGATGCTTATAAGAATGGTATCATAGATAAACAAGAAGTTCTAAAGAAGACAGAAGTCTTTGATATGGAGGGCGTAATGGAAAGAACAGGAGTAGTTGAACAGCTACAAGGTCAATTAAATAGTGCTCAAGAACAGATTAAAAAATTACAAGGCGATATGCAAACTCGTGAAAGAGAAATCTACCACGCTAAGCAAAGAGCTGAATTAGAAAAATTCAAGTCAGGTCTCGATAAAACAAGTACTCAGACTAAAATGTCTGGAAAACTTTTCGAGAAACGCCTTGATGACGCCTTAGGGCAGGTAAAGAGCGAAGTACGCAAAAGCGTAGCTCAAAATAAAAAGTAGTACCTCTATGCCCTAATAGAGCCTACACAAGAAAATAGGAGACAAGATGACTGAAGACGTATTGGCACCGGAAGCTCCGGTAACCCAAGACATACAGCCAGATGTTGCCCCAAGTGAACCCTTAACACCTGAAGCGGCTTTTGACCAGACGAAGGACAAAGGTGCACTATTAGACGACTTTTTCCGTGCAAACAAGATGGATGAACAAATTCCATCTGAAGAAGTTCAAGCAGAGCCTTCACCAGTTGAAGTAACCTCTCAAGAAACACCGGCGGAAGTTGTAGAAGTTGATAATGACGTTAAGCGTTATCAATATTGGCAAAGTGAAGCTGATAAGGCTAGAAATGAAAATGCAGAAATGGCAAAACGCCTTGAAGTATTAGAAGCTCAAGCCCAACAGCCTCAGCCAGAAAGGATAGAACCAGAGCAGGACCTGTCGTTTCCAGACCCCCCACAAAAACCGGGGAAACCTAGAAACTACAACCGAGCTGAAGCGTTAGAAGACCCAGATTCTGATTCTGCACGCTATCAGGAAGCTGTCGATAACTGGAGAGATGATATGGATGAGTACAATCGTTTGCACTCTCAATATACTCAAGCAGTTATGGTAGAAGAAAGAGAGCGTATCAGAAAAGATAATGAGAATATCAAAAGAGCTCAAGCTGAAAGAGAAGCATACAATAATAATATGGCACAGATGTCCAATCATTTAAAGAATACCTATCAAGCCTCTGATGAAGAGATAAATAGTTTCGTTAAAGTAATGGATGACCCCAAGAATATTACTGTAGACAACTTATTTCAACTTTACAGAATGCAAAATGGTGGAGCTGTTGCAAATGCACCAGTTACTCAAACTGCACAATCTGATAGCTTTGAACAACGCAAAAGAGCACAATCTGTTCCAAGTCCAATGGGCGTGGTTACAGGTCAAAGCTCTGCTCAGCAAAGTGGTAATGACTCAATGATGGATTCTATGATTAACGACTACAAAAACAGGAACCCATTCGGTTAGTGAATAGTCGGTGGGTTCATAATTGGAGAATACTATAAATGAGTGTATATAGTAATGATACAGGTGTTGCACCTCAGGGTGTAAGCATCAATGACTCCCGCCGAATTTTTAATTTTGGTGAGAGAGTATCAGAGTTAGCTCCTCAGCAGTCTCCTTTCTTTGTCTATTTATCCAAAGTTGCAAAAGAGGCTACGGATGACCCCGTATTCAAATTTCTTGAACAGCGTCATCAGTGGCAACGCAGGAACTTTATCAGTAAATCAGACAATGATGGAACTGCACTAGGTGCATCTGATACATTAAAGGTCGTATGTGATTACGACAAATATGGTAACGACCTAACTTTAGGTGGTGGAACTAACACAGCCGCTCCTCAATTCCTACTTGTTGGACAAGTAGTTAGAATCGGTGGAAAAGCTATGCGTATAACTGCTGTAACTCCGGGTGACGGTGTTTCTGCGGCTTATGCGGCTAACACTGCATCTACTTATACTTCTATTACTGTAGAAGCATTAGAAGCTGTAGCTGAGGGCGATATTGAAATCGGTACTCAGGGACAGGTAATTGGTAGTGCGTGGGCTGAAGGTTCAACTGACCCAGAAGGTTGGAAAGACGAACTCTATTCAAGAGAAGGTTACTGTCAGATTTTTAAGACAGCTATCCAGATGTTTAGTGGTTCTTCTTTAGCTACTCGTTACAGAGGTAGACCAGACGAATATCGTAGAGTTTGGGCTGACTGCTTGATGCAACATAAGATGGATATCGAACACGCTATGCTTTTCGGTATCGGTAAGTCTGATGAAGCGGCATCTGGTGGACCAGTTAGATACTCACACGGTATCGTACCTTACACCGAAGCTAATGGTAAAGTTTTTAACTTTACATATGCTTCTTCCACTTATGATGACTTTATTGATGCAATGAAAGATTTCTATGCACCAGAGTCAGGAAATAGTGGAGACAAGTTAGTACTTGCATCTCGTAATGTATTGGCTTACTTGAACAAGCTAGGTAATAATGGTTTCTTAAAGAATACTATTACTGCTAGTTCCTATAAAATGGATGTTCAGAATATCAAAGGTGCTTTTGGGCACGAGGTTACAAAGGTTAATACAATCTTTGGTAATCTTCACTTTGTTGCTGAGCCATTGTTCAGAGGACAAGATGAGAACTTAGCTATCGCTATTGACTTAGCAAATGTTAAGTATCGTCCATTGCAAGGTAATGGTGTATCAAGAGATACTCACATTATGACTAACATACAGAATAACAATGTTGACGGACGTAAAGATATGGTCCTAACCGAAGCCGGTTTAGAAATATCTCTACCTGAAACTCACGCTGTTATGAAGTGGTCTTAATCTAGAGATTAAGTATATTATGGGGGGTCTTCGGACCCCTCATAAGGAAAAGAAGATATGTCATTTAGTACTAGAATAGAAAATTATACAAACTCAGTTACAGCAGAGAACCAAGTCGATGCCTTAAAAAAGGGTGTCGATTATGTTATTTCTGTTGTTTCTTCAACTAACCCAAATAAGCTAACTGAATTTGCTTATGAGGCAAGTTTAGGAAACTTAACATCTGCTGGTTCAGACTGGAGAAATGATTATAATGGAGCTCACTTATTATCTGTAAGAAGAGGTGATAAGATTTGTCGACAAGTAAATAACAGATTAAAAGATGACTTAACTGATACATCAAGTATTTACTACGCATTAAATAATGACCCTACTTATTATGAAGAAGCTGATGGTAAAGTCTATATAAGACCTGCTTGTGGTTCGGTTGAATCAGGTAATTCAGGTTCTATATATATTGTAGCTACTTCCGATGGAAGAACAATAGATGATGCAAATGAAGTAATTAAGATGACTGGATGGGCTAGTGTTAACGGCATATCGAAAGTATTTAGTGCATCTGATTTAATGTTTCCAATTAGATATCACGAGTTAGTAATTATGCACGCCGCAGAATGTATACTAATGGAACGACTTATTGATTTTAGAACAAGTATACCAAACGGATTAGATAATGAATGGTCAGATGCTTTAGCAAAAGCTAAAAAGCTATTTGATGCTGGAGCTAGTATAGAAGGTGATAATGCTGGTGCTAGTATGAGTGTTCAGTATTGGCTTAGTGATGAAGATGAAGATATGGTAGGTGCTACAATAAATTCTATATCTAGTGAATTAAATAGAGCATCACAATATCAAACAAAATTTAAAGCTGACTTAGAAAAGTTAGCAACTGATTACCAATGGACTCAAGGGCAAATACAAATGCTATCTCAAAAGAAAGCAGAGTGGGTTCAATTAAATATTGCTGGTGGTGATTTAGCAGGAGTACAAAAAGAGATATGAAGTTAAAAGAAATGATAGATAGAGTAAAGCAACATCATCCCGATATGGGTGAGGTTGAAATAATCCGTTCTTTAAATGACGCATTGAATGATTTAGGTTATAGAACTAAGGTTATAGAATCTATTGATGAATTTACAACTGTTGCAAATCAAAGGGTATATCCATTAAAAAAGCATATTATTGAAATAAAAGCTGTAGATTACCAAGGTAAAAGTATAAAGAAATTAGTCGGAAGACCTAAAAAGAGAGATTTAATTTAATGGAGAGACAGAGCTTTAACGTCAGCCAATGGTTGTGGTGGACCGAAAGAGATAGTGTCTTACTTGCTTATTATAGCGAGAGTACTGACGAGTTCTCTTCTCCAAGTGACGCTGGTGAGAAAGTACATCTTCTTTATGTACAAAGACCAGATAAATTTTTAGTTCCGGGCGAAAGTCCAGAGCGAGATGGCTTTACAGATGGTGATACTTATTTAGAAATAACACTAGATGGTAGTGCACAAGCTACAGCCACAACTTATTTAAACCAAGTATGCGAGATACCTGAGCAATTCCACGAAGCTCTTATTAATAGAGTTATTGCTAACGGGTATGAAAGAAAAGCAGAAACAATCCCATTAGCACAACATTTTCATTTAAAATATGAACGAGGGGTAAAGTTGTGTAAAGCGTACGCAGGTAAGGGCAGGGATGCAGTTTATGGACAATTAACCCCGACAGACTTTTAATGGCAGTAACTTTTGACACATTAAATAAAACATTCAATAGTCTAGCATACCCCTTCAGTAACATCCTTGTTACTTTACTTAGAGGCACAGCTACAACTCGGGTTGTTTTGCCTACTAAGCCCACAATAATTAGAATAGTTAAACCAGTTGCACCGGTAATGGCTAAAGTAGCTAAACCGAGTCAACCAACATACACAAGGGTACAGTAATGGCAGGAAGTTTATCAAGCCCTAATCTGGTAAAAGATGTATATACTAAATTAGTTTGGTATAACGCTACAGACGGGAAAATGTATAGAGACAATGGCTCTAATGATGTAGAGGTATTACCTAAATTAGTAGATGGAAATAGTTTAAAACATCAAACAAGTGGTACCGTATCATCTGGAGATTTATTCGAAATTTTAAATAACAATGATAAGGTGTTTTCTGTAGACCATCAGGGAGCACTTCATCTTAAACCAAGAACATCAGACCCTACCAATAACACCGAAGGAACTGTTTATTATAATAGTACCGAAGGAACTTTACGGGTTTCTGTAGACGAATAGGAGTAATAGCTAATGGCTTTACAATG